GTATAGATTTGGTCTTACAGGGACTTTAGACGGTACACAGACGCATCAGTTAGTACTAGAGGGTCTATTTGGTGCAGCTGAAAAAGTTGTCACTACAAAGGAACTTATAGACAAAAATACACTTGCTAATTTAAAAATAAAGTGTATTGTTTTGAAACATCCAAATATAAGAAAGAAAATGACTTATGCTGAAGAGTTGGAATATATTGTCTCTAACGAAAAGAGACTTGATTTCGTGGTCAATTTACTACGGCATCTTAATGGTAATACTCTGTGTCTTTTTCAACTTGTAGAAAAGCATGGTAAAATTTTAAATGACAAAATGAAAGGAAGTGAAAATGTATATTTCGTATATGGTGGAACAGATACGAGTGATAGGGAAAAGATTCGAGGCTTGGTTGAAACACACACTAAATCAACCACCATCGCTTCCTTTGGTGTTTTTAGCACTGGTATTAACATCCGTAATATTAATAACATCGTGCTCGCAAGTCCAAGTAAATCCAAGATTAGAGTACTACAGTCAATCGGGCGTGGACTCCGTAGGAGTGATATCAAAGATTCCATTTTAATATATGATATTGCAGATGATATTAGCTACAATGAAAGAAGAAATTTTACTCTTAACCATTTTACAGAAAGACTAAATATTTACAACGAAGAACAATTCGATTACGATATTAGTAAGGTAAAATTATGAATAAAAAAATAAGAAATATAATAATATTAATTGGAGCAACAATGTGTTTATCTGGCTGTTCTTTTATCATAAAATATCTACTACTTTTAGGAGCTTAGTATGATTAGTTCTAAAGTAAATAAGAACGACACAACATATAAAGTTATTAAACTATCTAATGGCGAAGATATTATTGCGACTTTAACTTCAGAAAATGAAGCAGATATTGAAATAGAAAATCCTCTTTTAATGTCAGTCTTTCCACAAATGACAAAAAATGGAGAACTTGATTCTTTAAATTTGAGCCGATGGATACAACCATATACAGAGCAAAGTTATTTTACTCTTGCAAAATCGACAGTTGTAACAACGGCTGTAGCATCGCCAGGACTTTCTAGATACTATGAATACGTTTTGAAAAGAATAGAGGATTGGCAACACAATAATAAAGAAACTTTAGAAGATATAACTGATGATGATGTATATGAAGATTTATTAGAAGAATTAGAAACAGAAAGTAAATCTATTCATTAAACCTCAACATAGTTGAGTATATAGACAATATTGCCTTCTGTCAATTCCCTTTTACAAAAAAGATATTACATAAGTACATTGACATTTATGATAACTTAGTTTATATTAAAGAATAGTATATCTAAGGAGCTATTATGGTAAAGAAACCAAAGAAACCACATTACGTAGATAATAAGAAATTTCTTCAAGCAATGATTGATTGGAGAGAAACCTGGCCAGATGAAGAACACATACCACCTGTTACTGATTATATTGGTGAATGTTTTTTAAAGATTGCAAATCATCTAGCATATAGACCTAACTTCATAAACTATACATATAGAGAAGAGATGGTATCTGATGGTATAGAAAATTGTCTGCAATATGTAAAGAACTTTAACCCAGAGAAATCTAGTAACCCATTTGCATATTTTACGCAAATAATTTATTATGCTTTTCTACGTAGAATACAAAGAGAAAAGAAACAAACTCATGTTAAGAATAAGATGATAGAAAATAAAAACTATGAATCTTGGACTACTATGGAAGGTGATGATACTGGATATTCCGTAATTGGGTTTGATCCTACAATTATGCTTCCTGATGAGGATGTGTATAAGCCAAAGAAAAAAGAAGTTGTTAAAAAGAAAGGCTTAGAAAATTTTATGGAAGATGAAGATATTGATAGTGTTGTCGAAAGAGGTTCAGATTGAAAATTGCTATAATTACTGATACGCACTTTGGTGCTCGTAATGACAATCAAAACTTTAGTGATTTCTTTTTTAAATTTTATGATGAAATATTCTTTCCCACATTAATAGAAAGAGGTATAACCACCTGTATTCATATGGGTGATGTTATGGATCGCCGTAAGTATGTTTCTTATAAAACTGCAACAGATTTTAGAAAGGGATTTATAAATCGTTTTAAAGAACTTAATATAGATTTACATATTACTGTTGGTAATCATGATACATATTATAAGAATACCAGTGAAGTTAATTCTATGGAAGAACTTGCTGGTTTTGGTACAATATATACTGATCCTAAAGTTGTGAAGTTTGATGATACACCTATACTTCTAATGCCTTGGATTAATGCAAACAACTATGATAAATCCATGCATGCTTTAAAGACAGCCAAGTCAGATATTCTTATGGGTCACTTAGAAATTGCTGGTTTTGCAATGACAGGCCAAGGTATGGTTTCTGCCAATGGTTGGGAAAAGGAACACTTCAAGAGATTTGAAACTGTATTCAGTGGACACTTTCACCATAAAAATGATGATGGGCAAATATATTATTTGGGAACTCCTTATGAACTTTTTTGGAATGATTGTGATGATCCTAAAGGATTTCATATTTTTGATACTGGCACTAGAGAATTAGAACGTATAGTAAATCCACTTACAATATTTAAAAAGATTTATTATGATGATTCTCAGAATGATTATAGTAAGCATAGTGTTGAAAAATATAAAGATCACTATGTAAAAGTTATTGTAGTAAATAAGAAAGACCTTTATGAGTTTGATAAATTTACAGATAAACTTTTGAAAGCAGATTGCCATGAAGTAAAGATAATAGAAGACTTTAGTGAACTTGATGCAAGTAATGTATCAGATGATATTGTCGAAAATACAGAAGACACTCTAACACTACTAGATAAGTATATTGATGAGCTTGATATTACTCTTAGTAAAGATAGACTCAAAAATACTATGAAGAGTTTATATAACGAGGCTCAGGACTTAGAACTTTGATAACTTTTAAATATGTACGTTGGAGGAATTTTCTTTCAACAGGTAATAACTTTACCGAAATTCAACTAGATAGAAATTCTACAACACTTATTATAGGTGAAAATGGAGCAGGAAAGTCTACTGTTCTTGATGCATTATGCTTTGGTTTGTTTGGTAAACCTTTTCGTGGTATTAATAAATCTCAACTAATTAATACTGTTAATATGAGTGGAGCTATGGTTGAGGTTGAATTTGAGATAGGATCGAAGAAGATTAAAGTAGTGCGTGGTATCAAACCTAATGTGTTTGAAATCTACATTAACGGTAAGATGTATAATCAGGATGCAAATGTTAGAGACTACCAGAAGTATCTCGAACAACAAATACTCAAACTAAACTATCGTAGTTTTACTCAAGTTGTTATACTTGGTAGCTCTACATTTATACCTTTCATGCAGTTAAAGTCTAGACACCGCCGTGAAGTGGTTGAAGAGATACTAGATATACAAATATTTTCTCTTATGAATATGTTACTAAAACAAAAACTAAAAGTTAATGCTGATGATATTCGTGATGTAGAGTATCAAACAAGTCTAACAAGTGAAAAGGTTGACTTGCAAGACAAATATATTGATGAGATGAAAAAGAATAAAGATAAGTTATTGGGAGAAAAAACAAAGTTACAGGAATCTAATCAAGAAGAAATTCATAAAAGATTAGCAAAGATAGGTGAGTTTGAATTTGAAATTAAAACTTTGATGAAAAAAATTAATAATGCTGATTCTGTAAAATCTAAGTATCAGAAATTACAAAGTATAAAGTCTACTCTTAATGAAAAACACAGAGCTCACTCCTCAACAATAAACTTCTTTGAAACAAATGAAGATTGCCCTACCTGTCAACAACACATTAGTAAATTATTTAAGGATGATATTCTAAAGAAGAAAAGAAAAGATACAGATAAAATCTCTCAAGGACTGTCTGAATTAAAGGATGAGTTAGCTAAATATAAAGAAAGACAAGAAGATATAATTAAAGTTGCTAATAATATTAGAGAACTTGAAGTTCAAATAGCAAAAGATAATGAATCTATTCTGCAACTAGAAAAGTTTAATAGTACATTACAGTCTGAAATAAATCAATTAGAACACGCTGATGTTAATAAAAATGATTATGAAAAACTTGGAGAGTTAAAATCTTCCCTTATAAATTTAGAAGAACAAAAATCTAAATTGATTGAGGATAAAACATATTCTGAAACTGCAAGGAATATGTTACAGGATACAGGTATTAAGACTAAGATAATAAAACAATATTTACCTATCATGAATAAGCTAATCAATACGTATCTAACTTCTATGGAGTTCTATGTTAACTTTACTTTGGATGAGAACTTTGAGGAAACAATTAAGTCACGATACCGTGATGAGTTTTCTTATACATCTTTTAGTGAAGGTGAAAAGATGCGTATTGATTTAGCTTTGCTCTTTACTTGGAGAGCCGTTGCAAAGATGAAAAACTCTGCAAATACTAATCTACTTATACTTGATGAGATATTTGACAGCTCACTTGATGGTACGGGTACAGATGAGTTTCTAAAGATTCTTAACACGTTAGGTGATGAGAATGTATTTGTAATAAGTCATAAACAGGATGCTCTTGCAGATAAGTTTAGAAGTACAATAAGATTTGAGAAAGTGAGAAATTTTAGTCATGTGGTGGAATAATGGGTAAACGGTCAGATTTTGAGAGAAAACCAAGAGATTTCTACCCAACACCATTTGTTGCAGTAGAACCTCTTATACAACATTTACCACAGGGATTTCAATTTGCAGAACCATGTGCAGGCGATGGACAACTATGCCGTCATCTAGAATATTTTGGTGGAACTTGTATGTGGGCTAGTGATATTGAACCACAATTAGAAGGAGTACTACAGAATGATTATAGTGAGTTGGGTGAGAATGAGGTTTATGAATCAGGATATATTATTACAAATCCACCGTGGGATAGGTCTTTGCTTCACCCTATGATCGAACACTTTACAAAATTACGTCCTACATGGTTATTGTTCGATACAGATTGGGCTCATACTAAGCAATCTGCACCATATATAAAGAATTGTGCAAAGATAGTCAGTGTGGGACGAATCAAGTGGTTTGGTAACATGACAGGCAAAGATAACTGTGCATGGTATCTTTTTTATAACAACAACGTAGAAACAACATTTTATGGGAGAACGTGATGTCTTTATACAAATTTTTAGAAAATACAAATCCTTTACTTACAATACCACTTACTAAGTGTGGTGATAGCCTCGATAGAAAGGAACTTAAAGAAAATCTCATAGAAACTATGAAAGAGTCTGCTGGTGTTGGTTTATCTGCAAATCAGTGTGGTGTTATGGAACGAGCATTTGTAATGTACTCTGACATAAAGAAGAAAGAAATACTGGCTTGTTTCAATCCTAAGATAGTATCCGAATCTGATGAGTCTATTCTTATGGATGAGGGTTGTTTATCGTGGCCTGGTCTTTGGTTACAAGTTCGCAGACCTGATGGTATAGAAGCAACCTATGAAGATGAAAACGGTGAGTTGCAAGAAATTGCTCTATTTGGTCTTGAGTGTAGGATATTTCAACACGAAATGGATCATATGGAAGGCACTAACTTTACAAAGAAAGTTTCTAAGATGCGACTCAGCAGAGCCAAAAAAAGACAACAAAAAAGAAAAAAAGTGTTTGACAAACAGAAACTGGCGTGAT